AATTACAGGTTCAGGAACAACAGCTGTTGGTCAATTATCATTTGGTGAAGTATCTGGTGGCACATCATGGCAAGCTGTAAAAACTTCTAACTTTACCGCGGTAGCAGGAGAGGGATATTTTGTTAACACAACATCAGGAGCTATTACAGCAACACTACCAAGTTCAGCTTCTATAGGCGATGAAGTGTCAATAATTGATTACGCTGGAACAGCAGATTCAAACAATATAACTATAGGAAGAAACTCACATAAGATTCAAGGCGCTTCAGCAGACTTAACAGTTTCAGTAGAAAGAGCAGCGTTCACATTGGTCTACGTAGATTCAACTCAAGGCTGGCTGCTTAGGGAGAAATAATAAATGTCCAGCTATAAAGGGATACAGGGCTATACAAATATTAATACTGCTAGTGATCCAACAGCAGACACTGGGCAAGTTTGGTATAATACTACTACTAATATTTTAAAGGCTACTGTAGAAACATCTCAGGGTTGGTCAACTACTCCAACTTTAAACTCACCAAGAAATCACATGGCCGTAGGTGGTGCAGGTGATGCCACTGCAGGTCTAGCGTATGGCGGATGGCCATCTAGCGATGTGTTAAGAACAGAAGAATATGATGGTTCAACTTGGACTACTAAAAGTAATATGGGAGTTTCTCTTTACAGAAGAGGTGGTTTTGGAACATCAACGTCAGCTGTTGCTGCGATTGGTAGTTCTCCATCAACAGGGATATCCACTGCTTGTGAAGAATGGAACGGATCAAGTTGGACAAGTATTAACACAGCTCCTTACGGAGGAAATAGATCGATAGGATTTGGTTTAGAACCAGCAGGAGGAATAGCTGGAGGTGGAACACCTAGTGCAAGTTTATCTAGTCATGGACAATATGATGGGTCTTCTTGGACAAGTGCAACATCTATGCCGGGAGCAATAAACTACGGTTGCGGATTTGGTGTTCAAACTGCAGCTTATATTGGAGGTGCTCAAGTAGGGTCTCCTACCCCAACTGGTTTTGAGTGGGACGGTTCATCTTGGAGTGCAGCAGGATCGTTGCCTGGTAACGCAGGATATAATAAAGGTGGGTCAGGAATTTTAACAGCTGGAATGTATACAACAGAGGGTCCACCTAGTTATCAAAGAGATTTAAAATATGATGGAACTAATTTTTCAAATGGAGATTCAGTTCCATTTGCTTATTCTACTGGGTATTGTTCAAGTCAAACACAAAACAATACTCTCATAGCTTCAGCTGGTAACGCAGCAATGTTTGATACTGGAGGAGTAAAAACAAAAACATTAACAACAAGTTAAGGAGGACAAACTATGGCATATCAATATTTAACAGCAAAAAACTGGGGAAAAGGTTTCATCACAACAGATGATTCTTCTTCTTTTGGACCAAAAGGTTTTCCAGGAGATGTCTGGCAAGTTCCTGCCAACAATAGAAAAGCTAACTCTTGGATAAGAGAAGTTTTAGGAGAAACTAAAACAAGAGAAGAAGCTCAAGCTATTGTTGATGCAGAGGTACAAGCTGCTCAGGCTCAATGGGACGCAATACCAGAAGAGAGAAAAAATCAACCTGGTTCTGGATTTAGACCACAAGATATAACTTTACCGGAGTAATTTTTTAATGGCTGATTACAAAGAAATAAAAGGTTTTAAATGGCAGAGTGTTAGCTCTGATCCAAGCAATCCTGTTTTAGGTCAGGTATGGTACAACAGTACATCACCTGGAACTTTAAAATATCGAGGATTTGGAACTGCTTCTTGGGCAACTGGTGGAACTGCATCAGATGCTAGATACGGTCTTTGGGCAAGTTTTGGAATACAAACTGCAGCAGTGGCTTCGGGTGGTGCTGATAGTCCAAATGAATTTTTTTCTGCAACAGAAGAATACAATGGTTCTTCTTGGGGGTCTGGTGGTGCTTTACCAACAGCTTTAGGAAGTGGTGGATCTCTTGGGACGTTAACAGCAGGCTTTGGAGCTGGAGCTTATAGATTTAGTCCAGCAGCTAGACTATCAGACGGTTATGAGTATGATGGGTCTTCTTGGACATCGGGTGGATCTTTATCAACACAAAGAATTAACAGTGCAGGATTTGGAACACAAACAGCTGGAGCTATTTCTGGTGGGTCAAATCCAGGTAATAGTATTATTGGAAATACGGAAGAGTATGATGGCTCTTCGTTTACTAGTGGTGGAGCCTTGGCAACAGCAGTTAGAAATATGGGTTCAGCTGGAACTCAAACAGCTGGTATAATTTTTGGTGGAACAACTGGATCGGTTTCAGCCGTGACACAAACTTATGATGGATCTTCTTTTACAAGTAATCCAGCAAACATGAACACAGCAAGAGTAAGTGTAAAAAGCGGACTTAACGGAAGCCAAACTTCTACTGTAGCTTTTGGTGGTAACACTGGATCAGCAGGAACTGCTGCTACAGAAGATTGGAACGGCACAGCGTGGACAAACTCAACAAATTTACCGGCTGCAACTCAATCTCACGGTGGCGCTGGAACAGGAGCTGCAGGATTATCTTTTATGGGGCAAGCGCCGGGCGATACAGCCGCAACATACGAATATTCAGAAGCAGCGGCAGAAACAAAGAGTATAACAGTAAGTTAATATGGCAGCATACAAAGACATAAAAGGAACACAAGTACCAGTAGTATCTTCAAACCCAGACAATCCTGTGAGGGGACAAGTTTGGTATAACACTACAGACCAAGTTTTAAGAGGAGCATTATTTACAGCAGCTTGGGCTTCTGGTGGAAACATGAATACTGGAAGACGTGAATTAGGAGCTGCCAATCAAGCACCTGGACATAGTGCAGGATTAGTTTTTGGTGGATATAAATCACCAGCTGGTCCTACTAACGCAACAGAAGAATACGATGGTTCGTCTTGGACTAACGGTGGAAATTTAACAACCTCTAGACAAAGATTAGCTGGAGGTGGAACGCAAACTGCTGGATTGGCTTTTGGTGGTGGTTACCCTCCAACAAATCACGCTGAAACTGAAGAGTACGATGGTTCATCTTGGACTAACGGTGGAAACTTAGGAACAGCTAGAGGAAGATTAGGAGGGTCAGGAATTCAAACTGCAGGATTGGCTTTTGGTGGATCTACTGTGGCCGAACCCCCTTCAAAAACAAATGCGACAGAAGAATACGATGGTTCATCTTGGACTGCCGGTGGAGCTTTATCGGTGTCTAGATTTATGTTAGGCGGTGGAGGAACACAAACGGCAGGGATAGCTTTTGGTGGTAATACAAACCCACCTCCAGGAGGAACAAATGCGACAGAAGAATACGGTGGCACAAGTTGGACGACTGGTGGAACTTTAGGGACGGCAAGATATTTAGTATCAGGATCAGGCGCTCAAGATGCAGCGTTAGCGGCTGGAGGAAATGATGGAAGTGAATCTTCAGCATGTGAAGTATATGATGGAAGTTCTTGGACGGCAACTACAAGCATGAGCGCAACAGCATCTTATGCAGCAGGTAGTGGAACAAATAATAGTCTAAATTTAAATATGGGTGGTAACGCGTATAAAACTGCCACAGAAGAATTTACAAGAGAGGTATCAGTAAAAACAATTACTGGAAGTTAATAATTGACTTTTACATAGAAAGAAGTATAAAGAAAACAGAATGGATAAAGAATATAGCAACATTACACCTTTAATTGAAAAAGAAGAAAACCATCTTCATAATATTTTGCCTAAAAAAGATGTGGAAGATTTTAAAGGGATGATTGGTGAGCTTAGAGATACTTGGAATAAAAAACAAATATTTAGAACAGAAACAGAAATGAGAATGTCTGTTCTTCAAGATTATAAATATCCAACTAAAGCTTCAAAATACTGGCAGTGTGTTAGAGAACAAAATGTTTTTTTAGAACAATTAATGGAATTGTCTTTTAGATATAGAAGAGACGCAGCTAAAATAAAAAGACTTGAAAAGAAACTTCAAGAAGAAACAGACGAATATAAAAAAGAATTATATCAAATCGATCTTGATGAAAAAAGATTTAATCAAGCTAGTGCTGAATTAGTTGCTAAAGATAGAATGAGAGAATTGAAAATGTGGTCTAAAATTAAAAAAGAATTAAATGATGGTAGCTTTGATGATAAAAACGTGAATACTCATCAAATGAATTCATATCACGCTATAATGAAAAATAAAGCTTCTACTCTTACAGAAGGATCTTCACAACCAGAGGTGTTTAATGTGATGGGTCAACTAGAAACTATTGAAAGGATAAAGTCAGATGGTCAACTTCCGAACGAAACTAGAGAGGCGCTTCCAAAAGAAAGTTCTCTCAAAGCTACATCGGACTAAAAATATTTGTTTTTTAACATCGTTACCAAGATCTGGTAATACGTTGTTTGCATCTATTGTAAATCAAAATCCTAGAATAGCGTGCACCGCAAACTCTATAACTTTAGAAATTATGAAAGTTATCTATCTTTTAAAAGAAGAGGAGACTTTTAAAAATTACCCTGACCATAAATCTTTAGACAATGTTTTAAGTATGGTCTTTTCACATTTTTATAAAGACTGGCCACAAGGAACAATAATAGATAGAGGTCCAGCCCTGAGTTCAGGTAATCTATTTTTATTAAAACAACATCTTGGCCAACCCATACAATGTATTATTTTATGGAGAGATCTTATGGATGTTTTAGCCTCATATATTAAGTGGTTTGAAAATGAGCCCACAGCTTTTATAAACAAAGGTCTTAACACCATAGAAGAAAAACTTGAAGATTTAATGCATCCACAAGGTGGTATTGCAAAAACTTTAAATTCTGTTGAGAGTGCTATGAGGGAAAAAGAAAAATATCTTTTTATAAGATATGAAGACTTAGTAAACAATCCTGAGATTATAATGAAACAAGTCTATGCTTATTTAAGAATGCCTTATTATCCACACCGATATCATTCTTTGTCTCAATTTAAATTAAATGGAATCGAATATGATGATACGGTTGTTGGTAATAATCTTCATACTATTAGAGACAACATATCTATCGAACACAATGAATACAAAAAAATGATACCAGAAAGTATTATAAAAAAATATGGACACATTAAATTATGAGAATATTAGTATTTGGTTTACCAGGATCAGGTAAGACAACTTTTGCAAGACAGTTGTCTGCAGGTTACGCCTACTTTAACGCTGATGAAGTTAGAAAGATGTTTAACGATTGGGATTTTTCTGCAGAAGGTAGAACAAGACAAGCACAGAGAATGGGTTGTTTATCGTCTTTAGTTGATGGACCTTGTGTCGTAGATTTTATTTGTCCGTTTGACGAGGATAGACATGAGTATGATGTAAAGATTTGGATGAATACAATTAAGAAGGGAAGATTTGATGACACAAATCAAATGTTTGAAAAACCAGCCTCTTGCACCTTTGAAATAAATAACTTTGATTATCAAGACATAATAAAGGAGATACGTGATAAACTATAAAAAGCCCACAGCTCAAATGTTAGGAAGATATCAACCCTTTCACGATGGGCATTTTGAACTATTTAAAAAAGCTCTAGAAAAAACTGGTCAAGTTGTTATAATGGTTAGAACGTGTGAGGGAGAGAATAACCCCTATCCGTTTAAAACAGTAAGACGAAAGATTATGAAGAAACTTAAAAACTATAGAAATAAATTTGATGTTGTTAGAGTGCCTAATATTACTAATATTTGTTATGGTAGAGATGTTGGCTATAAAATAGAAAAGATATCTCTTTCAAAAGAAATAGAAAGTATATCCGCAACAAAAATTAGAGGCAGTAATGCAAAGTAATATAATTCCTTTAGGTCAGTATGTGATGCACACTCAAGTTCCCGTTGAAATATTTAATAATATTAATAGTATTTATGAAACTAGATTTAAAGATTTAAGACCAGCTAACAAACAACTTGTTGGTAAAATAAAAAATGAACACTCTTTATATTACTCAGGCGTTAATAGTGACAAACAGACTAGTCATAATTTTTTATCTCAATATGTTTTAGACTGGTTTTTATCTGTGTATACAGAGTATTTAAATATTAAAAGAATAATTCCAATGGAAATGAAAATAAGTTCTATTTGGGTTAATGAAATGAAAGATAACGAATACAATCCTGTTCACATTCATCAAGGATCAATTTTTACTGGTTTATCTTCGGTTATGATTTTAAAATTACCATCTCATTATGGTGAGGAATATTCAGCAGGTGATCAACCTTGTAATGGAAAACTACAAATAATAGGTAACTCAAATGGTCAGTTTGCTTCTACAGACTATCAACCAGAATTAAAGGTGGGAGACTTTTATATTTTTCCATACGATATGCGCCACACAGTTTTTCCTTTTAACAGCACAAATCAAGTTAGAAGAACTTTAGCTGCTAATTGTGACATTCGATATGATCAAGTTAAATATAGAGCAGCAGGAAGGTAACTATGACAATAAAAGAACCTAATTGGAAATCTTGGATAGTTGAAACAACCGAACCAATTTTTACTAAAGAGCAATGTGAATTAATATGTAAACTAGGAAGATCTAGACCGCCGCAACATGCACAAATAGGTATAGGGGCTGCTGGAGTGCATGATACAAAAACTAGAACATCTCATATCAGTTGGATTCCTTTTGATGGAGAGGTAGCAACACCTATGTACAGAAGATTAAATGAAATTATGCAGCAAACAAATAGAAGACATTTTGGTTTTGAAAACATGCAAATAACCGAACAAGCACAATACACAGAATATCCAGAGGGTGGTTTTTACGATTGGCATATGGACTGCGATTTAGTTATGAAGAATGAGCCACCTGTAAGAAAAATATCTATGACTTTAATTCTATCTAGTCCAGATGAATTTGAAGGAGGAGGGTTAGAGATAGCTAAACCAAATCAAATCGTTAGACCTAAACAAGGTCATGCTATATTTTTTGCCAGTTTTATAAATCATAGAGTTATTCCAGTAACAAAAGGTTTAAGAAAATCTTTAGTCATGTGGTTTGGAGGAGAGCCCTTTAAATGATTAAAGCAGGTTTCTTTCCAACTTTTATCTACGCTAAAGATCTTAATCTTGATATTAAACTTTTTGAAAAAGAAATTTTAGAATGGTCTAGAAGAGATAAAGGTTTAACAAAAACTAACGTCAAAGGTTGGCACAGTCAAACCAATATGCAAACAATGCCAGTGTTCAAACCTTTAATAGATGAATTATATAAAATGCAACAAGAAATTTATAAAGAAGAAATGTTAGATAAGGAACCTTCTTTAGGAAACATGTGGGCTAATATAAATTATAAAGATAGTTTTAATAGACCTCACGTTCATGCTAATAGTTTTTTTAGTGGAGCTTACTATATTAAAGTTCCTAAAAACTCTGGACGTATAAAATTTAATGATCCTAGGAGTGGACCAAAACATGTTTTTCCTAGTAGAAAAAAAGGGATAAAATTACCTGAACACCTGTGGACTGAAGTACACATAGAGCCTATCGAAAATAGAGTCCTTATGTTTCCATCATGGCTAGAACATCTTGTTGACCTTAATGAGTCAAATGATACAAGGATATCAGTAAGTTTTAATTTTACACAACATGGAATCTTTTAAATATAAAGTTATAAAAAAAGCAGTATCATACGAGTTAGCAAACTTTTGTTATAATTATTTCTTGTTAAAAAGAGACGCTGTTAATTTTATGTACCAACATAATATTTTACCTGAGAGCCCGCTACACGGCACTTGGAAAGATCCACAAGTTCCAGGTGTATACTCTATTTACGCAGATCAAGTTATGGAGACACTTTTAATGAAAGTGCTTCCTGTTATGAAAAAAGAAACAGGGATGAGTCTTGTCCCTACTTATTCTTATGCTAGAGTTTATGAAACAGGTGCTATATTGAATAGACATAAGGATAGACCAAGCTGTGAGATATCTACCACGCTTAATCTAGGTGGAGATAACTGGCCCATATTTATCGATCCTACGGGGTCTGACAACGTCATAGACGAGTATAAAGGCATACATAAGCCCAATGCACCCAAAGGTGTAAAAGTGGATTTAGAACCTGGAGATATGCTTATGTATTCTGGCTGTGAATTAGAGCATTGGAGAGAACCCTTTAAAGGTCAATTATGTGGCCAAGTATTCTTGCATTATAATCATGCACAAGGAAGGTTTGCAAAGACCAATTTGTATGATAAAAGACCTATGTTAGGTATGCCTTCTTTCACCCAACAACGTTGATAATCAACGCAATCTAATATAATCTGGAGATCTATGTTACAAAAGGTTAATTTTGCACCTGGTATAAATAAACAAATTACTGCTACCGCTGCTGAAAGTCAGTGGATAGACTGTGATAATGTACGTTTTAGATACCTCTTCCCTGAAAAGATAGGTGGTTGGAAACAACTGGGCGCTGACAATATCACTGGTGCAGCCAGAGCATTGCATCAATTTACCAACAGTGTAGGTAGAAAGTATTCTATTATAGGATCAAACAGAATTTTATATGCATACTCAGGCGGTGTGTTTTATGACATACACCCAATTAAATCTACAAACACATTATCAAACGCATTCACAACAACCAACGGATCAGCTACAGTTACAATAAACTTCTCAGGTGATCATGGTATACAGGCTGGTGACATTGTTTTATTAGATAATTTTTCATCTATTACAGGCTCAAACTTTGGTGCATCAGACTTTGATGATATAAGATTTATGGCAACGACTGTGCCATCTTCAAATAAAATTACAATTACTATGCCATCAGCAGAATCCGGATCTGGTGCAACAGAGTCTGGTGGTATTAGAGTGCAACATTATTATAGAGTTGGCCCAGATGTACAATCACAAGGTTTTGGTTGGTCACTTGGATCTTGGGGTGGACAAGAAGTTGGAGCTTTTACAACAACATTATCCGCTGACATAAATTCTTCTACAACAACTATAACATTAAATGATGCATCACAGTTTCCATCATCAGGAACAAACTTTGTACAGATAGGATCAGAGGAAATATCCTACACTGGTATATCTACAAATACACTAACAGGTGTAACAAGAGGTGTAAGAAACACAACTGCAGCATCACACACTTCAGGAGCCACAGTTACAAATACTTCTAGTTTTATAGCGTGGGGTGAAGCAGCATCAGGAGACTTAATTGTTGATCCTGGTATGTGGTCCATTGATAACTTTGGTGATAAAGCAATTTGTTTAATTGTTGATGGTGAAGTATTTGAATGGAACTCTGCAGCATCAGATGCCACATCTTCTAGAGCAACTATTATTACTAACGCACCCACAGCGTCAAGACACATGCTTGTATCCACACCAGATAGACACTTAGTATTTTTTGGAACAGAAACAACTATTGGTGATAAGTCTACTCAAGATGATATGTTCATTAGATTCTCAGACCAAGAGGATATTAATACTTATACACCCACGGCAACCAATACGGCTGGCACACAGAGACTGGCCGACGGATCACGGATCATGGGAGCGATTAGAGGTAGAGATGCAATCTATGTTTACACAGATACAGCTTTATTCTTGATGCGTTTTGTTGGTCAGCCATTTACATTTGCTTTTGTGCAAGTTGGAACAAACTGTGGATTAGCAGGTAAGAACGCAGCGGTAGAGGTAGATGGCGCTGCATATTGGATGTCAGAAAACGGTTTCTTTAGATATGCCGGTGCACTAGAATCTTTAACATGTTTAGTAGAAGACTTTGTATATGATGATCTTAATTTAGATTCTGGTAATCAAATGATATCTGCAGGATTAAATAATTTATTTGGTGAGATTATGTGGTTTTATCCAACAGCAAACTCTTCTGTTGTTAACAAAATGGTTTGTTATAATTATCAAGACTCGTCACCACAAAGACCAATATGGACAGTAGGCACCTTAGCTAGAACAGCTTGGGCAGATTCTGCTGTGTTTGGTAAACCTCATGCTATGGAGTATGATGCAGATGGTGTTGAACCTGCTACTTCATCTACGTATGTTCAAGGTAATACTGATGGCATTACAACATACTATGAGCATGAAACAGGGACAGATCAAGTTAAAGGTGGAACTGTAACAGCAATTACTGCAAACATATTGTCTGGTGATTTTGATATTACACAAAGAGTAGCAAGAGGGGCTACAACAGGTACAGCAGATATTAGAGGAGACGGTGAGTTTCTAATGAAGATAAGAAGATTTGTGCCTGATTTTATATCACAAACAGGTAACACACAAGTCACACTAAACCTAAGAAATTTTTCTAACGATGCTGCAGCTAGCTCGTCACTAGGCCCTTTTACAATTTCATCATCAACTAGTAAGGTAGATACTAGAGCGAGAGCAAGAGCTATAGCTTTAAAAATTGAGAACACAGGAACAAGTCAAGATTGGAAACTTGGCACGTTTAAATTAGATATACAACCGGATGGGAGAAGATAATGTCAACCATAGCAAAATTAGCTTTAGGTAGTTTAATTAATACAGGTGCTAATAGATTATTAAACCCTAATAGAAAAAATGTAGTAGATATTGATAGGTTTATATCAGGTGGTGGTTACACTGGAGAGGGTGAAGAAAAAGATAGAGGACCAACAACTTTAGGTGGTATAGCTAAAACAGGAATAATGAGTTTAATAGCAAACGCTATTTTTGGACCTATATTTGCACCGCTGGCTTTAAGTTTGGGTCAAAGGTTTGTAGACAAGAGAAGACAAGGTTTAGGTTTTTTTGAACAACCAGGTGATCCAACAATACAACCAGAAGATGTTAGAGGAACATTTACAGCAGATGGTATGCAGTTTGAAAATGTTCAAGACTCTTTGGGAAGCACTGATCCTAACAAAGATATTAACTATAACACTGGAGTTATCACAGATAAAACAACAGGAGAAGAAATAGGTAACGTATATGATGAAGTTGCTTTAACAAATCTTCCAGAACCACCAGCTTATGATTTTGATGACAGTGGCAGTGACAGCGGTACAGGAACTATGGATGCATCAGACTTTTCTGATGATGCTCCAGGCACACCGTTTAGATATGGAGGACTAGCAAGTTTAATTAGATAATGGCAAAGATAGTACAAGTATTAACAAGACCTAGTGAGACGTATAAACAATCTGTAGCTGATGCACAGGTTAGGGATCTCGATGGTGTTATACAAAAATTAAATACAACGTATCAACAAGAATTAAAAGATGAGATGGAAGCAGAAAGCTTCTTTATAAATTAATGGCAAATAGCTTTATAAATAAAAAGAATGATTTAACATCTACAGATCTGACCACTGTATATACAGTGCCATCATTTAAAACTGCTGTGATTAAATCAATTTTAGTATCTGATGATTCTGGATCAGGAGACACTATTACCGTAACATTAGTTGATTCATCAACTAATATATTTAGTTTATTTAAGAGTAAATCTATATCTGCTAACGCTACGGTAGAGCTTTTAACCCAGCCCCTAGTTATGGAGGCTTCTGAGGCGTTAAAAGTACAAGTAGGCTATGCTGGAAGAATACATGTTATAGCTTCAATATTAGAAATAGAACCAAGAGAGGTAACAACATAATGCAAACAATAAAGCCAGAAAAGATAATAACGACGATATCGAACTTGAAAACAGGTGAAAAATACAATACAGAAGAGGAATGGAAAGCAAAAGGCGTGCCAGAAGCTGACATCAGAAGAGATGTCAAGGTAATCATGCCTTCGCTTGATTTGTT